TTACGGCGGTGCTAACCTTGTTCTTAACATCAACCGTTGGAAGTGAAGTATTACCACCACGATTAGCCTTAAAGAAAAGCGTCTTTGTAGCCGCATCATATCTGATGATAATCTTGTATCCATACTTTTTAGCCTGCGCACGAATTCTCTGTTGCATTGAGTTATACGGATTACCCGGCTCAACATTTAGGCTAAATTTTTGTCCACTAGTTGCTGATTCATGCAAAGCATTAACAATTGTTTGCAAATCCTCAGACTGTCTTCCTGACCTTGTAATTTCAGGAAAACTATCAACCTTATTCATTTTGATTGCCATATTTTTCTCCATACTTTGATGTTGGTTTTTTATTTCACTGACGGAATGCCAGCAAGAAGAACAGTAGCACACGCCAGACCCAAAACAGGGGCAAAACAATTTTTTTTTAAAAAAAATTTAAAATTTTGTAGAAGGCTTGCTCGTATTTTCGGTCAGTTCCTTCAGTTTTTGATGGAGTTTGTCATTTTCAATTTTTAACGCAACCAACTGAAGAAGAGCCTTCTGCAATTCACCAGACAATACGACAGCAATTTCCTCAGGTGTCGCCTGAACATCTTCTATAGGGTTTCCAGCCATTTATTCGCCTCCGATTTTCCTTTGGAAAATCCCCGCTCAAATTTTCCCGTAGAACCATTATACATTGAAACAGTTCCAAATTCGGGCATTTCCTCATCTATTTCATAAAATTTATCCGGCTTTAAAAATTCAATTTCGATCTCGGTGTTTACCGAAATATTTTCTATGCAATTATAAACAGACCCAGCGATAGCGTCGGCCAAATCTTTTGACCCAGATGTTGGGTGATCTATTTTGTTATTTGAAAACAGACGTAATTTTAGAAGTTCTTCCTCAACTAATAATTCATTCCAATACCCACGCAATCGACCATCATAAATAGCAGATGTTAGAGTATCATAATCTGTTTTTTTAACGCTATGAAAATCAGCGTTTATGGACAATGATCGCAGGCTTTGTATCATTTCAATAGATTGCCACCTGTCAAATGTAACTTTAGCCACATCAAATTTTTTACATAAATCAATAATTAATTGTCGAATTGCAGAAAAATTAATTTCTTGATTCATACCGGCCTCCCAAGAATAAACAAGATCAACATTTACTACTGGAAGTTTTTCTGAACCATTTAGAGTCTTGACTTCTTTTAATCCGGGAGAATGGACTAATGCTAATGCAGCTCTGTCTCTTTTAAGAGCTAAGTCAACATGAATAAATCTAATATGCTGATCTGTGCTATTAAACCATTTTTTAAATGTACCATCTTCATTAGTTGGATCTTCACCATATGTAAAAGCTTTTCTAACTAAATCTGGATCTCTAAAGTATGCATCTTCCATATTTGGTGGATTACATTCAAATCTTGCTGCTGCCTCAACTGGATTTCTAATATATTCTGATTCTAATTGCTCTCTCGTAATCGTTGGATTCACTTCCCACGTAGCAGCTTTTATAAACCAAGTTTTTGGTTCTTGTTTTTCTCGAGCCCCATAATAACGTTGTTCAATAAAGTCACCTCTATATCTAGGGAATGACAAAAGAATTACTTTACCGACTTCTGGGAAGCGTGACATAACAGATAGCTTACTCATATTATAAATCGCTGAAGCAGAGCCTTTTGATCTAATTTCCCCTTTTAATTCCGCATCTGTTTTGAATGCAGCAATCTCATCCAATACCACAGTTAATACTTCATATCCTTCCCAACCTTCACTTTCAGAGTGACCTGAGAAACATCTTACTGGTCTTGAAAAGAAAAATATTTCTGAAACTCTTGGCTCAAATCCTACTTCATTAAAGTATGGAGATTGTAACAAAAGATTTTTCAATGGCTCAAAAAAAACCCTTTGCGCTTGCTGTGCATTTACGGCAAGATTTAGAATATCGATATATACTCCGTGGGCTTTGCCAAAATAATTTAGAGGATCCCTTAAACAATGGAGTAGGTATGATGTATAAGCGATTGAAATTCTTGAACAATGATCTTTTCCTGAACCCTTACCCAGCATGCAAATAACTTCATTAGCAGTATATTTTTCATAATACTCACGCCCTACTTTCTCCCCGTGTATAGATAGCAGTGTCTTTTCTTTAAATATTTGCGTACTGTGTTTTACAATTTCTTCCTGTATATCCGATAAAGGTGGTAATCCTAAATATTTTTTATCCTGAACAAATATTTGAACTGGCACAGGCGTTTCAATAAGATCGTCTTGACGCAAAAGACGATCAAAATCATTAAATTCTAAATTTAGCCCAACAAAATCCGACATAATGTGCTAATCTATTATACACTATGAAAGCTTACCCGGATGTAATGTTACCCCCGTGTAACATTACAAACTTGAAATCTTACGCGCACGCAAGTTTACAAATCAAAGAATAGGGCTATCTAAGTAAGCAATTTACACCTTTATGTGGGACATTTTCCGTCTCTTTATGTAAACTTTTTTCCGTCTCTTTAGTCGGCCCCGCTGACATCCATAATCTCAAAGGCAATCTCCAACTCTCGGCGGACCTCCTCAGCAATTTGCGGATGTTTAGCAATCACATCTCTCAAGATTTTAGATAGGATTTGATTTACATTTTCAGCCTTTTGCATTCTAGAAATGTATTGGGCATCAGCTTGATTACCACCCATTAACTTATGCAGCTGGGCTTTTTTGGTTGCAATTTCCCCGGCTAACTTAATTGCTTGTATTCTTGCAGGAACCATGCCGTGATCTGTTGCAATATTTATTGTTTCCCACGCTTCTTTGCTCAGTTGATCAAATTCTTGCAAAGCCTTGATTGTATTGAATTGTATCTTTTCAAGAAAGTATGGGTCAATCTCTGCCTGTCTATTTAATATTTTTCTATATTCACCAATCATTTCTTTAGTGCGCTCAAGTGGCGCGTTCATTAAAGAACTAATTTCGTGAAAAGAATAACCTTTTACATGAAGCAACCCGGCCTGCTCAATATCAGCCAGTTCATCAATAATAGTTTTTTCAGCAGGAACTATCTCTGCACCCACCACTGGTTCAACATCTGTCATTTATTCCTCTTCTTTGGGGAATCTTAACTCCAACTTAACAGCCTTTGCTTCCCTATCTAGTCTATCATATTCATATCCATGCATCTTGATGTACTGCACTCTGTAATTAAACCAGCCCTCGACTCCCATCCAAAATTTTGAATCTGTTGTTTTTTCTAATTCAATCAACTCCTCGTCGGTCAAGAGGAAACTTAAGACCCCCAGTGGCATATAAACCACCATAGTATATCCCTGATCTTTATCGGAAGAATACTCCTTTAAAAAATCTTGAAAAGCCCTAATTATTTTTTTAACGCCATCGCCAGCAAAATAATCAATGTTCCCATTGGCATTTCTAATTCTGGGGCAATAGTCATCAACATGCGTTACTGTTCCGAATGTTCTACAAACCATCGGTCTGTAGCGATAAATCGTGCATCCACCCTTATAAAAAGCACAATGTCTTTTAGTTTCTCCACCCGGCTCCCAGTCGGCATCGTACATTGCTTCCTTAAGACTATTGACTACTCCTTCCATCCAATCATCAGCAACTTGCTGGCCCTTATCTTCATATGTTAAGTAATATTGTTGACGCAGGCTAAATGCAATATTTGCACACTCTGCCATGTGAATGGTTAGTCCAATTCGGCAGCAATTTCCGGAACCTAAGCATTTATATTGAGTTGCATTTTGTTTTGCCTCAATCACTCTAATTTGATTATAAATCATGTCTAGAGTTGCAAAACTTGTAATATCTTTTACGCTAACGCTTCTTCTCATTGATTTCATCGTCCCTTAATTTCCTTTCTTCTTTGCCTTACTCTTTTTTGAATCTCCCTTTTGCGCTCATTAGCAGCCCTCTGAGCGGCGGATTGGGGTCTTCTCATGCTCGTTGCAGACAAATTTCTGCCCTTGCCTCTAAATTTAAGAAGATCGTATTTCTTTACCCAGTTATAAATTGCCTGCGGGGTAACTTCAATACTATAAGTATTTTTAAGATGCGCACAAATATCTGTCAAATTCATCCTTCTTTTGACATACATTTCATATAAAAAAGCTTTATCCTTGTAAGGTTCACTTTGCATTTGATTCCTCCAAAACCTTTTTACAGTACCAAAGACCAATTCCTGCTGCATCTATGATATCATCATCCTTAAGATATTCCGGCATATCGGTGAAGTAATTTTTTACAATTTCCTGCACCCGGCGCTTCCTTTCTTTTTTTAATTTTATTGCAAGAGAACCCTTTTGTCCGTCATTGGCAATAATTTCCTGCTCCTTCTTGTTTAAATTTTTATATCCAATGCCAGATTTCCAAACTAATGGATTAACATCTGTAATTTGGCAACCAAAGTTATTTAGCACACCCCAGGAGTATCCTATAATGTAAGAAATTATTCTACTTGTTTCAAAATTTTGCACATAAATTGATTGCTCAATTATGCCAATTCTTGGTTTATATTTTTTATAAATATCTTTAAGCTCTTTATCAATAACAGTAAACTTTGCTGACGCACCCCTGCACTCTTTATAATTAATTTTACCGCAATCAAAAATAGATATCTTGGATGATTTTATATCATAAATGACCCAAGCTAAAGAATGAGAGGCGGGATCAATTGCTATAATCCTAGAATTCTTAACTGATGCCACAAGATTCCCAATTGTCATATTTACTGACCGCGAGCCTGTTTCTCCGACCATCCCCACGACATGAGGCGTTTGACATATCTTTCCCTTTTACAGCTTTCACAAATTTTTTCTTTATTGTAACGAGAAAGAATCGTTCCACAATTTGGCGTTTTGCAGACTCGTTTTTTATTTTTGTTATCCTTCTTTTCATAATAACTTGCAAGAAGATTTTTATTTGTAACAACCCTTCTACACTCTGGGGAGCAGTAGACAGCGTTGTATACTCTTGCTATGAAAATCTTCTTGCATTCGGGGTTAGAACACTTCTTCTTTTCCTTCTTGTACATTCTCCGACCAACATAAAGCAGCCAAATCACAAGAACTACAATTTGCCGACGTTCTCTTGTATGGTCGCTCAGGCATCTGATTATTCAGATAATTGTTATAAATTTCTGTATATTTTTTGAATAATTTTGTGATAAATTTTTCGTCTTTTTCAATGTAAATTGATAAAATCTCTTGATTATTTTTGTTTTCATAAATCACATACCCTGAATCGAGATCTAAACATTTCATGTAAATTTGAGCCTGTCTATAATGCTCGTCTTTTGGTTTGTTATAAAGTTTTCTATAGTGGAAGCCTTCGGAACTAATTGACTTCAATTCAATGAGCTTCCGACCACCCCAT